GGCCTTGGCGTTATTATTGGTTGACTTTTCTTAAAATTTACGCTAAACTGTAAAAAATAACAATTTACGGAGTAGCGTATGATAATTGGTATATGCGGTTTAATTGGCAGTGGTAAAGGAACCGTTGCCGATATTTTAGTAGAAAATCATAACTTCGAAAAACTTAGTTTTGCTGACAAACTTAAAGATGGTGTAGCAACTGTATTTGGTTGGGATAGAGATTTATTAGAAGGTGATACTGATCGCAGTAGGATATGGCGAGAAAAAGAAGACACATTTTGGACTAAAGAAACTGGTCAACTTGTTACACCTAGATTAGTGTTACAATTATTTGGTACAGATTGTATGCGTAATGGATTTGATGATAGCATATGGGTAAGTCTTGTTAAACAACGTATAGTAGACAATCCAGATAATAATTGGGTAATACCCGATGTGCGTTTTCCTAATGAAATGGATATGATACAAGAAATTGGAGGTCAGGTTTGGCAAGCAAGACGTGGAGATTTGCCAGTTTGGTTTACAAATTGTAGAGATAACAATGTTAAACCAGAAGATATACACCCAAGTGAATGGGCATGGATATTACCAGATGAAAAATTTAATCAAATTATCTATAACGATAACACACTAGAAGATCTGCTAATAAAAGTTAAAGAAATCATTAAGTGCTAGGTTAACCTCCGTAACCCCCTAGATATATAGTGGTCCTGGTAAATACTACTAGCAAATTACTTTAGAGGAGCGATAATATGGCATTAGTCTCAGCAGGTGTTGAAGTTAGTGTAGTAGATGAAAGTGCTTATGGTGCCCCAGGTGCTGGTACAGTACCACTACTACTAGTTGCAACACGTCAAGATAAAACAGATCCAACTGGTAGTGAAGCGGACGGTAAAGCTAAATTTACTAAATCAGCACAAGCAGGCAAGGTAGTTAAAGTTACTAGCCAGCGTGAGTTGTCACAGTTTTTTGGTAACCCAACTTTCACTAAAAATGGAGTTTCAGTTGTACAAGGTAGTGAAACCAGCGAATATGGTTTAATGGCAGCGTACAGCTACTTAGGACAAGGCAATCAAGCATTTGTTGTAAGGGCAGATTTAAATCTAGCACAATTAGAACATAGTACAACTGCACCAACAGCGGTGTATAGTACTGCTAACACACTTTGGTTAGACACAGATGCAAGTAAGTATGGTATCCACCAGTGGAACAACACAACTAGCAAATGGGTTAACAAAATTCCAGCAGTTGAAATTAACACAGACGATGGAACTGATGTTGTTGGCGATGTACACACACCAACAACGGCTGCAAGTGGTGCAACAGATGGAACATTCCTAGTTGTAGTACATGTTGATAACGAAACAAGCACTAGTGGCGCACGTCAGATGAGTATTGAATACTTTTATGGTGTAGCTGGCGCATGGGAAGTTATGGACAGTGATACTGATATGACTGGCACAATTGGTGTAACTTATGATGAACACTTCAGTGCACCAGCAAGTCCAGCGGCTAATGATGTTTGGATTAAAACAACACGCCCAGGCAACGGTTTAGCACTAGCACTAAGCACACACAATGGTACAGCATTTACATCGGCTACAGTACAAGGTATTAGTACTACACAAGCTGACGGTGCAGGAGCTATTGGTGATTTTGTACCACAAGATGGTTCAAGTACAACTGCATTAACTACAGGTACAGCTACAGTAGGTCAATACTTGTTAGACCAACAAGCAAATACTAAAGCTACTATTGTTATTAGAGAAATAACAACAGGTGGTGCAGTTGGTGATTTAACAGCAACTACAGTATTAGCACAAGCCGCAACTCCAACTGGCACATTAGCTACAGGTACATATTGGTTTGATAATACAATTAATAGCTTAGACTTGTATGTTGTAGGAGTAGACTCAAATGGTGATCCTACATTTTTACCTAAGGCAGCAACTTATAGCTCAACTGCTCCTGTAGGACCAGCTAGTGGTGATATTTGGGTTGACACGTCATTAGCGGCTGAGAACCAGACCAACGAACGTGCTTATCCACACATTAAAGTTTATAACGGTAGTGCATGGATTTCACATACAAACTCAGATCAAACAACCACAACAGGTGTATTGTTTGCAGATATTACAGACACAGCAAACGATAGTAGTAACCTAAATGGTGCAACAAGAATATCAGGAGCACCAAATCCAGCAGTGTATCCAACCGGAATGGTTGCTGTCAATATGGGGCAGAGTAAAAATACAGTTCGAGCATGGAATGGAACTGCTTGGAGAAATGGCGTAAGCAATCATGCAGATGGTAGCGGACGTTTTGGTAGATATGCACAACGTGGTGTTATTGCAACTGCAATGCAGGCAGTAGCAGCAGGTTCAGATCTCAGAGATCCACAATACAAGTACAGCTTGTTAGCGGCTCCAAATTATCCTGAGCTAGTAGACGAAATGGTAACACTTAATAGTGATAGAGGCGAAACAGCGTTTATTATTATTGACTCGCCAATGCGTAAAAATCCAACTGACGTTGTTAACTGGACTAAAAACAGTGGAAATGCAACAGAAAACGGAGAAGATGGACTAGTAACAAAGAACACATACAGTGCAGTTTACTATCCAAGCGGAAACACTACAGAACCAGTAGAAGGTAAAACTGTAGCTGTTCCACCAAGTCATATGGCACTATACACATATGCATACAATGACAATATTAGTTTCCAATGGTTTGCTCCAGCAGGAACTACAAGAGGTGTTGTACAAAATGCAAGTGCAGTAGGACACATCACAACAGAAGGTGAATTCAAAGCAATCAGTTTAACACAAGGTCAACGTGATGCTATGTATACTGATAAATTGAATCCAATTGCAACCTTCCCAGGGCAAGGAACAATAGTATTTGGAAAGAAAACTCTGCATACTACTACTAGTAGTTTAGATAGAGTTAATGTTGCACGTCTAGTTGCTTACCTACGTGAAAGATTTGATGACATTGCTCGTCCATTCTTGTTTGAAATCAATGATGCACAAACAAGAGCAAGGGCTAAAGTAGTGTTTGAAAGATTCTTATCAGATATCCTTAGTAGAAGAGGTCTCAATGACTTCGCAGTAGTATGTGATGAAACAAACAACACACCAGCAAGAATTGATCGTAACGAATTTTATGTTGATGTTGCTATTGAACCTTCAAAAGCAGCAGAATTCATTTATGTTCCAATTAGATTGGTGAATACAGGAACATTATCTACTACAAGTTAAAAAATTAACAGAATACTTAATGGACGGCTTCGGCTGTCCATTTTTTTTGAGCTCATTTCGATAAATACTAACAGCCGGTATAACGAGGAGATTCACATGGCAGTTATAACAACATTAGGTGTACCAGACAATACAGGTAACACCACAACTATTATGCCCAAACTACAATATCGTTTTAGAGCAACGTTTATTGGAGAGGGCTTTAGTGCAACTCCTACGAGAAGTGTAATTAGTGTAAGTAGACCAAGTCTCACACACGATGAAATTCCGTTGGATATGTACAATTCAAAAATCTATCTTGCAGGTAAACATATGTGGGAACCAGTAACAGTTACTTTTAGAGATGACGTAGATAGTGTAGTATTAAGAGAATTAAATGGACAACTTAATAGACAAGTTGATCATGCAAATCAAAGTTCACCAAGATCAGGTAGTGCTTATAAGTTCCAGTTATTGATGGAGACATTAGACGGTGCAAGTCCAACACCAGGTGTATTAGATAAGTTTGAATTAGCTGGTGCATACATTCAAAATATTCAATATGGTGACATGGCGTATGCAAGTAGTGATCAAGTTCAGGTTACTGTATCTATTAGATACGATAATGCAGAAATTTATGATGCTGCTGGTAATGCTACATTAACAGGTGCAACATTAGATCAAACATTGAGTAATGCAACAGGCGCAGGCACCAATAGTTAAGGGGTAGCCAATGGGATTAACAAGTAATACCGGCTTTTATAACCCAGCCGCAGAGCATTTTGGTGTAGACGACCCAGTAATGGTCAAAGCACCTCGAATGAAATACCAGTTTAAGCTGGAAATTGTTCTTAACGAAAATGTTGCTATGGAAGATAATAGTTTTGGCAGAACTTTTATCTTCGATAGAGTGATGTCAGCTAGTTTGCCGGATTTCGATTATGGTATGCAAACACTGAACCAATATAATCGTATGAGACATATTCCTACTAAAATGACTATTTCTCCCACTAGTATTAGTTTTTATGATACTAAAGATAATCAGTTTTCAACACTAATGAAAGCATATGCTGCACATTACTTTCAAGGTCATGATATGGACTCTAAGAACTTTAGTGGTT